ATGACTGCGCATCGAACCTACCAAGCGATCCTCACCAAGTATCTCAGCGCGACGAACACCAAGGGCTCGCGCATCAAGGCGAGCGCTGCCGCTGGCAACATCACCCTGCATCTCGATCATGCTTTGAGCAGCGAAGCCAATCACGCGAAGGCCGCCGAGGCCCTCGCCGAACAATTCGGCTGGGCTGGCTCTTGGCAGATGGGCAGCATGCCGAGCGATTCCGGCTTCTGCTTCGTTTGCCGCTGCGCTGGCGACGAGCCCGCCTTCATTACTGGCGGTGCAGCATGACCGAGGGCGAGATCATCCGCGCTCGCATCGCCGAGCTAGGAGCTTGTCTGGATAGTCGCTGTTCAAATCTGGTCGGGTCTGATTCAACATTGGGCGATGAGCAAGTATTTTCGGCCTTGGAACATCGATCAGACGCTGCTTCTGCCGCCGAATGTGCAGGACTTCGTGCCGAAAGGCCATGTCTCGCGGTTTATGGTTGATCTGGTGCGGGAGAGCCTCGATCTCAGGGAGATCATGGGCAGCTATGTGAGCGGGCTTGGGCAGCCGCCGTTTGATCCGCGGATGATGGTGGCGCTGCTGCTGCATAGCTATGCGAGTGGGCTGTATTCGTCGCGTCGGATTGCCAAGGCCTGCCGGGAGCGGAACGATTTTGTGATGATCGTGGCGCTGGATGCGCCGGATTTTCGGACGATCAGCGACTTTCGCAAGCGACATTTGAAGGCGCTCGGCGCGCTATTCGTGCAGGTTCTGAAGTTGTGCGAGACGGCCGGGCTGGTCAAGCTCGGTCATGTCGCGCTGGATGGTACGAAGATCAAGGCGAACGCGTCGAAACACAAGGCGATGAGTTATGAGCGCATGAAGAAGCGCGAGGCGGAATTGAAGGCCGAGGTCGCTCGCATGCTGGCGGCCGCCGAGGCGGCGGATGCCTCGGAGGATGAGACTTTCGGCAACAGCGACGAACTGCCGGACTGGACCGTCGACAAGCAGAAACGGCTGGCGAAGATCCAGCAAGCGATGGCGGCGCTGGAAGCGGACGCCAAACTGGCGGCGGAGGAAGAGCGCCGCATCGAGGCCGAAAAGGAACAGCAGCGCCAGGCCGAAGGCCGCAAGAAGCCGGGCAAACCGGCGGCGCTGCCATCGGAGGAACCCAATCCCAAGGCGCAACGCAACTTCACCGATCCGGAAAGCCGCATCATGAAGTCGAAGGATGGCTTCGTTCAGGCCTATAATGCCCAGGCGGCCGTCGATGCACATGCCCAGATCATTGTCGCGCAAGAACTGACCCAGCACGGCAGCGATCAGGGCCAGTTGGTGCCCCTGATCGAGGCCATCGAGAGCAATCTTGGCCGCAAGCCGCGGCAGGCCTCAGCGGATTCCGGCTACTGCAGCGAAGCCAATCTCGAAGCGCTCGACACACGCAGCATCGATGGCTATGTCGCGCCCGGTCGCGCCAAGCACCCGACAGTAGCGAACGGAAAAGTCGGCGGCCCGCTGACACAGGCCATGCGAAAGAAGATCGACGATGGCGGCTTCGAAACACCCTACCGATTGCGAAAGCAAGTGGTGGAGCCGGTGTTCGGGCAGATCAAACAGGCAAGAGGCTTCCGCCAGTTCCTGTTGCGGGGCATCGAGAAAGTGCGCGCCGAGTGGACAATGATCTGCACCGTCCATAACCTCCTCAAGCTGTTCAACCTCGCAAACGCAGCCTGAGCCTGCTACTCTACAACAAATGCCCGTCACGAAAACATATCTGGACGGGCTCCTAGAGCGCATGATCGCAGCGCTGCAGGCCGCGCTCCGCATCAAGGAAATTGAAACGGCCACCGCGATTCTGCATCGCGAAACCAAAGGAGCCGCGAACCAATAGCGCGGCCCAGCTTCCCAGCCAAAGCCCCGGATCACCGCAAGGTGCCGGGGTTAGGCGGTCAGAACCTCGCCATTCCGGCGCAGGCTTCTGAAAAAAGGAAGTGTTACCCATGACTACCGCTACCAAAAAACTCCACCCCGCTGATGCCGCCGATCTCGCACTGATCCCGGCTTGCAAGAAGTTCACCGCGACCATCCTGAAGGCGAACAAGCCGCAGACCACCGAGCATGACTCGCTCGCTGCTGCGCGGATCGAAGCGGCGAGGCTGAACGCTACTGCGAACAATAGCCGCAAAGCGCTGGTGTACGCGATCACCGCCGAGGGCCGCGCGATCCTCGTGCCCGCATTGTATGGCCGCACGCCAGCCGATGCAGGCAGCGAAGCAGCGAAGGCCGATGATAAGGCGCGCGATGCGGCGAAAGCTGCGAAGCCAGCCAAGGCCGCCAAGGCAGAGAAGCAGGCCAAGCCAGCGAAGAAGGCCAAGGCCGCCAAGCCAGCCAAGAAGGCGAAGCCCGAGGGCAAGTCGAAGGTCGAGATCGTGATCGCGATGCTGCTCCGCAAGAAGCCAGTAACGCGCGCCGATATCGCCGAGGCGGTTGCATGGCCTGCGATCAACATCAAGGCGATCTGCACTCGCAAGGGGATGAAGCTGAAGCAGGCCGCTGACGGCACGCTCTCTGCCTCGGCTCCGAAATAACCCATCGATCAGGGCGGCCTCGCAAGGGCCGCCCGCAATGGCTTTCAAAGGATCATCATCATGACAAAATATCTGACCGAGTTTTCCGACTTCCCGGCCGCCGATATGCCCGCGATGCCGCAAGGCTTCGAGGACTCATCATGGCACAATGATAGCTGCCCGAACTTCACCAGCGCCGAGCTGGGCCTGCGCATCTGGATTGACTACTTCGATCCAGCGAAGCGCGAGATCAGCGCGGGCGGCTCACGCTTCACGCTGGAGCCCGCCGATAATCTCGATGACATCACCGATCCGATCTGCACCGATGACTGGGCGGTGATCCTCGCGGCCGTTAAGAAGAGCGCGCCGAGATCACCGCTTGCCTCGCCGAGTTGGAGAAGGCCGAAGGCGCGGCCCTGCATTGGCAGCTCGACAACAAGAAGTTCGCGGTGCTGGAGAAGCGCGGCTTGATCAAAAGCGAGGGCGATCTGCTGATTCATCCGAAGGCCCGCAAGGTGAGCGAGCTGGCCTTCACGATGCAGCAGCCGAAGGATATGCGCGTGCTCTACATGGGCGACAACGAAGGCCCTGCCATCATGATGCTGTTGATCGCAAACTTCAATGCGGGCCGCAGCTGGTATGGCCACGACAGCGAGGAAACTCTGCGGCTGGAGATGGAGTCGCGCGGCTGGTGCGAAGGCCTGCACAGCAATGGCCACTACCTCGTTCTCGATCTGGAGCACGCGCATCTGATGCCGCACCCGGCTCATCCCCGCAACGAAACCGAGAAGTAAAAGGAACGCTTCCAATGTCAAAGCGAGCATTCATTCCCGCGCTGATCGCCTGCACTTTCTTCGCGGTCATCGCCGCCGAAACCATCGCGCTGGCGAGCGGCCTGCAGTTCGGCCACTTCGCCTTCTGGATCATCGGCTTCGCGATCAGCGCCTTCCTGTGCCTGCTGCCGAGCTATGTCGCTTGGCGGCGCGATCATCATGCGCTGCTGGCGATCTTCATCGCCAACCTGTTTCTCGGCTGGTCCTTCATCGGCTGGGTGGCTTCGCTTATCTGGAGCTGCACCCCGGTGAAGCCGCCGCGCCAGCTCTCCCTGATGGAGCGCGCCCTGATCGAGCGCAACATCGCCGACCATCTCTATCTTTGAAAAAGGAAACCATCTCCCATGACGATTCAAAATCCAAAGCCATCGGACGGGAAACGGATACACGGCGTGTACTGGCTCCACCTCCCAGAGCACACCGATCCCTTTACGCAAGGCTATGTCGGTATCACCCATCGTAAGAGCCGCCAGAAGGAGCACAGGGACAGCAGGCGCATTCCGTCCGGTTTCATCTTCACGGTTCTAGCCGAGAATCTCACGCGCTTTGAGGCTGCGACGATGGAGTGGGAGCATCGCAAGGAACGCAACATCGGCTGGAACACCAAGAAGGGCGGCGGCAAATTTATCCGCGCTCTAATGGCGAGCGGAGCATCACCCAATGTCTAACCTGATCTTCAAAGCCGCCGATGTGCTGCGCGTAGTCGAGCACACGCTCGCTGCGCCGAAGCAGTGCGCGGCCTTCACCGGCCCGGTCACCGAGCCCTCGATCTTGCTGGTGCATGACGAGGGCGTCTATCTGATGAGCAATGGCGAGCCGCGCGATATCGCGGAAGGCGAGCGCTCATATGTAGCCCACGCGCTGGGCTGCAATCCGAAGATCGACAGCGATTGGTACGACACCAGCCGCGATTTGGTTGGCGACGATGACTTCGGCGAGGCCCTGCTATGGGCCGCCGAGATCAAGCAGCAGATCGAGCAAGGCGCGCAAGAGATCATCATCACCCTAACCGCCGACTCGCTGGAGCTGCAGCAGCTTCCTAGCCGCAAGCATTGAGGAGCATCACCATGCCGCAGAACATCACCAACAAGGACTGCATCGGCGAAGTGAAGAAGCGCGAAAAGATTTACGACGCGGAATGCTCGGGCCTGTACGTCAGCCTGAGCCCCACCGCGCCGCCGACCTTCTCGCTCAAATACACTTGCCGGATCACCAAGCAGCGCGCCACCCAATGGCTGGGCATCTATCAGAAAGGAGGTGAAGGCAGCCCAGCGCGCGACGTAGCCTATTGGCGCAGGGAAGCCATGAAGCTGAAGATCAGGATCGGCAACGGCGAGGACATCGCGCAGGCCGCGCGGCAGGCGCATGACCGGCAGGCCAAGCAGCAGCTGACGGTCGGCCAGCTGATCGATCAGCGCATTGCATGGATCAGCGAGGAGATCGAGGTGCGCCGCCACACCGAGGACGGCGTCATCATCAAGCGAAAGCCGCGCATGAAAGACTGGTCGAACATGGCCAGCCATCTCAATCGCTTCGTGCGGCCTCGGCTCGATGGTGGCGCGCGAGGTTACCAACGATGATATCGCGCAGCTGCAGGCCGACATCCTCGCGGGCACGCTGATCATCCGGAAGGGCAAGGCCGCCAAGAAGGGCTCGGTCTCCAGCGCGCGGCATATGCGTAAGGCTGTCTCGGGGCTGTTCAACTGGGCGGCTGAAGCTGGCCGCAAGTATGTCAGCACCAGCCCCTGCGTGAATTTGCCGGCGCTGCCGCAGGAGGAGCCGCGCAAGCGCAAGCTGAGCCCTGACGAGATCAGGATTCTCTGGCATGGCCTGGACCGGCCCGACATGCCGATTGATCGCCGCATCTGCCTCGCGCTGAAGTTCGCGCTGGCCTCGATGCTGCGCTCGGTCGAGATGCTGCACATCCATCGCGATGAGCTGGGCCGCGATGGCTTGGGCAGCAAGCTGCCGCTGGTGGTGATCCCCGAGGAGCGCGTGAAGAAGGGCCGCGAAATACATCAGCCGCTGAGCGATCTGGCGGTCGAGATCGCGAAGGAAGCGATGGGCAATTACCCATGGCTGTTCGCGGGCCGCTTCGGCACCGAGCCGCTGAACCGCAAGGCGATGGCCTGCGCGCTGCGCGGCAAGACCAAGCTGGTAAAGGGCAAGGTGGTGATCCAGAGCGAAGGCATCTGCCGCATGCTCGGGCTGAAGCCCTTCACGCCGCATGATCTGCGGCGCACCGCTGCCAGCCTGATGGGCAACATCAAGGTGCCGCGCTCGATTATCTCGCTCTGTCTCGACCACACTATCAAGAGCGACGAGCATGGCGATGTCTCGCCGATCACCGGCAAGCACTACGATCAGGACCCCCGCATCGCCGAGAAGCACGAGGCCCTGCAGCTGCTCGCCGATGAGATTAGGCGCATCACCCAGACATCGAAGCTGGAGCAAACCTTGCGATCCACGAATGGCTGCATGGCGACGCGAATGTAGTTCTCGACCATCATCACGGTGGAGCCCTCGCGCGCCGATGCCGGGTTGATCTTGGCGCGGCGCAGCAGCCACAGCTTCGAGCCGATGGGCCAGCCGTTCCAGATCAGCTCGGCGTCGAGATCGCCCCACCAGCCGCAGCGGTCGTTGCTGTCAGGATCGGGCAGCACATCATCAGGCGCGGCCAGCGCGTTGGTGCCGAGCGCGATGCAGACCGCTGTCGCCAGCGCCTGCGAGTCGTCCAGCGTGCCATCGGGCAGCAGCAGCCAGTCCAGCGTGACGGAATATTTCGGAAAGATATTGTTCTGGACCAGCCGGATGTCGGGGACATTCGCGGCGCTGCTCATCGCTCACCCGACCTTGGCGTAGACGTTGACCGAGAGTCCTGCGTCGGTGCCGACGCGCCCGAAAGTGGCTTCGCCTTTCTTGGCCCCGAGGTAGACCTCGCCGCCGACGACATGCACATAGATTTTTCCGTCATCGAGCATCAGGTGCGCTTCCTTGCCCGCGAGGCGCGTGGCTCCAGCGGTGACATCGACAAAGCGGCTGGCCTTCTGGTTGTCCTTCTTGAGCGATTCCTGCCCGCGCTTTTGCTGGCCGCCCTGCGATCCGCCGCCCTGCGATCCGCCAGCGCTGCCATCGAGCGCCTGCACGCCCGCGCCACCGCTGCTCTGGCTGGAATTGCCTTCGCTGTCCTGATCGACCAGCGCCATGCGCACGGTCTTGTTCTGCGGCGCGCTCCAGAATCCACCATCCTGCGTCATGTGGAATTGCTGCTTGTCGCCGCGCCCGCGAAACATCGCGGTGTCGCCTTTGTCCAGCTTGTAGAGCCGATGCCGCCGATCATCCATCGGGCCAGATGTCGGGAATGATCGATTGCCGCCCATGAACCCGATGAAGGTCTCGGCGCTCGCAGTGATCTTCCCGTCCTGCCCCTTCTCGGCATCAAACACCACGCTGGTGAAACCATAATTCTGCGCGGCCTCGATCTCCGAGCGGGTCTCGTTGGCCATGAAGTTGCCGCCCATCTCCTGCATCAGCTTGGTGTCGTCCACCTTATCGACGACGCTGCGCGCCCCGCCTGCGGTATAGGCGCGGATCGAAGTGTTAAGCGGCGTGGCCCGGTGCATGGGCTGCTCCTCTAGCCGGGATTGAAGTTGGCGCGATCTCGCAGCAGCTCGGGGTTCACCAGATCGAGCGTGGTCAGCGTCCCGGTATTGTTGTCCTGCGTGAACGTGCAGTTCTGAATTTTCATATTGTTGTTCAGCATCGCCATCGGCGAGTAGACGAAGACATCATCGCCTGCGCGCCAGAGGCTGGAGCCATCGCGCAGCCAGCCTTGCACCACGATGGTTGCCTGAATCGTGGTGCCTTCATGCCAGACGCTTTCGTTCTTCGCGCGGGCCTGTATCTCGGCCTGCGTCTTCACCGGCTGCTCGGCGGCAGTGATCAGCTTGCTGAACACCGGGGATGAGCCGCCGACCTTGCCGGTCAGCTCGCTGGCGGCAGTGCCTGAATTGTCGTCGCTGGCTGGTGCCTGCCCATCGACGCGATACTCGGTATAGATATGCTCGTGCGTAATCACGCACTGGCAGGATTTGATGTTCTGGCCTTCGACCAGCTGGGCGACGACGGTCCCGGAGTGATCGCCGATCAGCAGGAAGTGTCCCTCGCTATCCGAGCCCATCACCACGCCGCGAGGCCGAGCGATGCGTTCGAGGAAGTCCCAGACCAGCTCGCCCTTTTCGTTCTGCAGCTTGTCGAACGGCGTCATGTCGGGTGAGCCGATCACTTTCAGCCCGACCCCATAGGAGGAGATCACCTCCTGCGCCACCTGCACGATGTTCTTCTTGTCGAAGTTGCCGGTCTTGGTATCGACGCTTGAGCGCGCCGCCCAGGCGGTGGCGCTCTTGCCGATCAGCATCACGCCGTGCGCGTGCGCGTCATAGGCGACCTGCCGTGTCTCGATGTAGCCGCTGACCGCGCGCTGCCCCGCCAGATCGATGGTGCATTGATCACCCGGCTTGAACTGCAGCTTCGCGATCAGCGGGAAGGGCCCGCCCTTCTTGTTGATGCTCGGATCGCGCTCGGCGGCGGTGAAGCGGAAATAGGTGAAGCTGTCGGCCCAGCGCTGCTGCACCCAGACCGATTCCCAGTCTTCGAACTTCTGGCCGTTGACTTCAAGAACGGCGACTTCTTGCGGTTTCGGCATGATGATCAGGCCGACAGCGCTTGGCCGCTCGGCTGGCAGAAAGCCGGATGCACGACCTTGTTCTCGGCGCGCAGCTCATCGCAGCGCGAGGCGTCCGCATAAAGTCTGTAAGCCATCACCAGACTCGGCAGCGGTTCGTAAAATCTGAAGTTGACCACGCGCGGCAGCGGTCGCGCGGTCGCCGCCAGATGCTGAGTGACGGCACCATGCAGCGCCACCAGCATCTGGAAAGTCATCTGATCCATGTCGTCGGCGGCGATCTCCTCGGCGTCCTGAAACGGCTGCTGCAGCTGCTGCTTGATCGTGGTGACATCCTGACGGCTGACGAAGGTCATGCTGGCAATGATGCGGCACTGCGCGGCGAGGCAAAGCCGGATGCCTGCGTCCATCGCCAGCGCGCCGCCCAGCGTCACCGGGGCCTCGCTCTCGATCTGCTGGCGGACATACTCCAGCTGCTGCGCCTGCGCGCCCGCCTGCCGCGCCAGCTCGAAGCATTCATCGAGCGGCGGCCCCAGCGCGTCATCGATGCAAAGTTTGTAAGCGTTCGCCCGCGTGTCGCTGATGGCGGTGCGGGCTTCTGATCCAGCGCGGCCCTGCGATGGCACGGTGCCTAGCAGATTGTTCAGCATCCGATCAACAATCGGGGCCGCTTCATTGGCGTCGAGCCGCTTCATCGGTTGAGCCCAATCGCTGGCGGCAGCGGCAGAGCTGACAGCGAGCGCAGCACCTGAGATCGCAGCGCCTCGCTGGTCTGCACAATCGCGGAGGCAGTGGCGGCGGCTGGCGCATAGGTCTGCGGATCGAGCCCGTACTCCATGAACGTCATGTCGATCACGCAATAGCCGCCGAAGCGCTCCTCTTCGGTCAGGCGATAGCGCGGGCAGACCACCAGCTGCGAGGCCTGCGTCGGCAGCTGCAGCGTGCCTGGACCTTCGGCCTCCAACTGCCTGACCAGCTGATCGCGCGGCTGGCGGTAGTCGCGCTGATAGAGCGAGTCGCCGCTGTCGTAGGGAAACACGATGCAGTAGCCGCGCACGTTGAACTCGCGCGCAGCTCGGCCCATGTCCTCGGCATAGGGCAGGTCCTTTTTCGGGAACTGATGCTGCACGATCCTGCGCCCGCTCTCGCGCCCGTTGGCCTCGCAATGGAAGCGAGCGCCATTGAACGAGGCGGGCATCAGGCTTTGCCGCCACAGCGCGGGCAGATCGAAAATGTTGCTCATATCGGCGGGCTCTCCATTCCCGGCCCTCGGCGCGCGGGCTCCATCTGCGTCTGGCGATTGATCTCGATCCATGGCAGCTGCGGCGCATGGGAAGGCACCGCATCAGGTGACCACTCGGGCAGCTTCTCGATCAGCGCATAGAGCTGCTCGACTGATCCGCCGCTCTTGATCCAGTCCGAGACGTCGCCCTTCATCGGCATCTCGGGCCATGACTTCCACAGTTCCAGCACCCTGACGCGCGCAGCGATGCCGTGCAGCGAGCGCGCCACCGCCTGGGCGTGATCCTGCCCCGGAAGGATCGGCCTGCCATCGGAATGAAACATCAGCTCGCCGGTCTTCTGGTGGCGCTTCTGCGGATCGCGATCAGGGATCACTACGACATCGGCATCGCGAAAAAATTCGCTCAGCTCCTCACGCCACTTGCCTGCGCCGCCAGCGTTGCAGGTCGCAGGGATGCCCAGCTTCCACAAGCGATCAGCATCCTTCTCGCCCTCGACGATCAAGACGACGCGCTCGCCAGTCTCGATCAGCTGCGGCAGGCGATACGGCACCTGTCTGACGCCCTTGACACTCCAAACCCAGCCGCCGTTGGCGTCAGGCCTGCGCTGGCGAAAATCTTTCGGATCGAATCTGCAGACCTGCGTCAGCATCCGCCCGCCTTCATCGACGTAGTCATAGGTTTCGATGATGGTAGCGCGCTCGCCGCCGTTAGGCTGGACGGTATCGAACACGAAGCCGTGCTGCTTCAGCCAGTCGAGCCGCTCCTGTCCGGTCAGCTTGGTCTCGCGCGTTACCAGATCGAGCGCGCCACCGCCTTGCTCGACTTCGTGATCGTACCAAGTACCCTTGACCAGATCGACGCACAGCGAGCCGTGCGAGCCATAGCGCAGCTCTCGCTGCGATGACATCGCCGCGTTGGGCTCGCCGAGCAGCTGCTTGGCTAGCGGCTCGATGATCTGCGCAAATTCGGTTGCCATAGATAGCCATTCATTCTGCTGTGCCACTCCACGACTGTCGGTGCCCGCCGCATCGCTTCATTCCCTCGTTTCACGTGACACTTTATCGGCCCGCTCACGATCATTCGATCTCGCTGAAGGCCACTCGCATCCATCAGTGTCAGCTCCCGATGCATTGCATGGCCGCGCGAATGAAGGCGCAGGCAGGTCTCGGATCGACGGCATTGCCGAGGGCGCGCAGCTTATCCACTCTGGCGGGAATCCCATCAGGCACGAGACGAAGTCCGGATTTAACGCGCCGCACTTTTCCGTCGATGCGACAGTGCGCGAGATCGAACTGATCGCTTCGGAATTGAACACTTGCCGGGGCAATTGATCGAGCCGCTTGCGATTGCGCTCGCGCTTGATCGACATGCCCGGTGTGTCCTTCCAGTCTCTGCTCGATGCCGTTGACCAGAAGGCCCACGAACCAGTATCGGTCGCGCAGCTGCTCCGCACCCGCGCATGCGGCCTCGACAGGCAGCGACCCCACGGCGTAACCCAGCGCCTCCAGATCACCTCGCACAAGTCTGAGCCAGCGAGGAGCAGTCGCAAGTTGTTCGCCAAAGACCGGTGCAGGTCGTCGCTCGCGGATGAGCTGAGCCCAAGTCGGCCAAAGGTGCCGTGGGTCTGCATATCCAGCCTGCTTGCCGATGAGCGAGAACGGCCGGCAGGGGCAGCTTCCTGTCCAAACAGGTCGAGCGTCAGGCCATCGCGCTCCTCGCAGGGCGAGCGACCATCCGCCGATGCCTGCGAAGAAATGGCATTGGTCGAATCCGGCAAGGTCGGCAGGTCGAACATCGACAATTGATCGTGTATCGACTTCGCCGTCGGCGATGAGCCGTTCGTTGATGAGATTGCGCAGCCATCCTGCGGCATAGGCATCGAACTCGTTGTAGTAAGCAGTCACACCAGCCGTTCCTGCGCGACCTGCTTGCGATAGTCCTCGGCAATGGCGTCCATCAGCTCCAGCTCGCGATCCGCCAGCGCTTGCGTGATCTTGCCGCGCTCGACCAGCCGCACGTAGATTCGGCGCCGATACTTCAGCTCGCGCTCGGCGCATTGCATCTTGTCTGCGGCGGAGACCGTCATGGCTTGGCCTCGCTCAGCTGATCCACCACCGCGCCGACGATGGATGATGGTGCGCCTTGCTCATCCCGCGTGATCGCACTTCTGATGTTTCCGATCTCAGCCCCGTACTGCAGCGCCAGCGACAGGATCACCGCGCCGTCGCGCGCTATCGCCTCGACCGCTTCGCCGCGTTTGCCGCCGTTGATGAAGACTTCGCCGAGCGCGCCGTCCTCATAGAAGCCGAGCGTGATCGTGTGGCTACGGACCAGCCCGCCGAATGTGATCTCGAACGTCTCGCAGCGGCGGCGCTGCGGCAGGGTGCGGCGCATGCGTCCTCCTGTTAAGCGAAGATGAGATCGTCAGCTCCGAGCGCGCTGGGCCAAGACACCACGGTGCGCTCGCGGGAAAGGCGGAAACGGTTAACCTGCACGGCGGCGGTGATCACCTCGATGGGCACCACGCGGCACTCGGTCTTGTTGATGGTGTCGTCCATCCGTGTCGGCGCAAACTCCTTCACGCGCGGCCAGAACCATTCGTGCAATTTCGGAAAGTCGATCCAGAGGCAGTCGAGCGAGCCGTCACGCTGATGCAGGCAATAGAGCAGCACGTCGCATCGCGCGTACCACATCCAGCCGCTGCGCATGAATCCAGGCGCGGTGCAGCTGTCGGTCTCAAGGCTGATCGCGTCGTAGGGATCGCGGCGCGGCCGGCAGCGCACGATCTTCTCCTCGACCGAGATCGGGATGCGATCAGCGCGCCAGAGCAGCGTATCGATGCCGCCCTCCTGCTGCTGCCGGGAGAAGCGCCCGTCATCGAGCAGAAGGAATCCGCTGTAGCTGCGGCGGTAGAACGGCACCAGATATTCGTCGCGCATCTGCCGCTGCCATTTATCGTCGCGCCGGAAGTCGTTCATTCGGCGACCTCCGTTATCAGTTCCTCGCGGAACAGGTTCGTGAAGTCAGCCCGCGCCTCGCGCTGGTTGCCCTCGCCATATGGCGGATAGGATGCCGCGCGCACGATGTCGTAGAACGCTTCCGGTTTTTCCGAGTGCTCGCCTGGGCGTGGCGCGATGAAGTGCGTCGGGATGCTCGCCGCTGCTGGCCGCGTCGTGGTCTCGCCGAGCGTGCCAAACAGCACATGCTCGGTGCTGTTGCGGAAATAGGAGCCGAGCCCGAACGCGCCTTCCTTGATCCAAGTGATGAGGACGCGATGCTGGAATCCCCAGTGCGCCATCAGCTCGCAGCCGCGCGCCATGAAATTGTTGGTGACCCAGAGGTAGAGATGACAGCCGGATTCGTCGGCCCATTTCCTGACATCGAGCTGCAGCAGCTGCTCGTGGCTTTGCATCGCATAGCCGGGTTTGGCGCGGCCCGCGAGCGACAGCCAGTCATAGTCCCACGCCGGATCGAGGATCAGCGTGCGGAACTTGCCCGCGACCGGCACCAGCTGCAGCACGCGCTGCTCGTCTGCGGCGACCTTGTCGAGGCGGGCCTGCTTACCTTCCTCACGCCGCGCCACCAATTTCGCAGCGGCGGCACCGGCAATGACAGGTGGCGCATTTGCGCCAGCCGATGTCTGGCCCGCGGAGATCTTGCTCGCCTTCGTGCCAGCGGGTGGCGCATTTGCGCCAGTATCGCGGTCAACAGTGCTGCGGTTCACGCCCAACACCTTGGCGATCTGGCGGTTACTCGCCTTCGGCTGCAGCTGTTTGATCTTCAGCGCGACCCGTTTCCGCTGTTCGGCGACGGTCTTCAGGTTGTCCAGCTTGATCGAGGACAGGAAGATGTTGACATCATCGAAGCCGGCGCCGACTGCGCGCCAGCGATCCGCTTCAAGCAGCCACTCCAGCTTTCCGCAGGCGCGCTCGAAGCTGTAGCCCGCGATATGCACGCCCTCGCGCAATGCGCCATAGGCTTCGAGGGCGCGCGGATCGGCTTCTGGCTTCACGGATCGAGCCATCACTGCAGCTCCACGTTCGAGCGCAGGATTCCGGCTTGCTTCAGCGTAGCGACGGCATCATCGAGCGAGCTGGTTACCAGCACCGCGAAGCCGCAGGCGACGAGATGCGCCAGCACTTCGCTCTGATCTTCCGACACGCGGCCCGTCTTGAAGCGTTTCAGCTCCAGCCAGAACACCTGCGCGTTGGGGCCGACGAAAATAAAATCCGGCCAGCCTGGCATCACGCCCATGCGCTGCAGTCGCTGACCACTCAGCGAGTATCGCCTGCCGGTGCGTGGATCAACGCGATGCTCGCGCGCTTCGCCGAGCGGCAGGTGCGTGAACTTCCAATGCGGGTTGATCCAGCGCTTGCAGATGTCAGCGAGCGTGGCGTGCGTTGCGAACTCCAGCGGCGGCGGCGGTGCAATGCCTCGTTGCCTTTTGCCCTTGAACAGCGATAGCTGGCGCATGGCGGCTCCCTCCGCGCTTCATCAGGCGGCCTGTTCGTTGTTTTCGTTTGTGCCGTAGAAGCCCCAGAGCGAGATCGGCGCGAAGTAGCCTTCATCCGCGAGCGCCGCGCGCATGCAAAAATAATATTTGCTCGGGAAGAGTCCGCGATACCTGCGCCAATTGCAGACAGCGGCGCACGTCTGGCCGGTGATACGACCGACAGCCACAGGGCCGCCGAGCGCATCGACAACATCGTTGAATGACCAGAGGGGTTGCAGAGGCCGCGTCATGATGGCGGCATGCTGGGCTTCAAAATATATTTCAGTCAAATGCGCGAGCTGGTCTTCATTGGCCGCACGCGAGCGCAAGGCTGAGGTCAGATAAGTTCAGCTAGGTCCACATCAGCTCAGGTCGCCGCAAACTATTTTTTTGTATGCGAAAAGTGACAGCGCCGCGCTCGAAAAGAGTCGCGGCTGCCTCTTGACGCTACAATTTCTTCTGCGCGAAATCACAATGCGCTGAACCTTGCTGCACGTAGATACGGGACGCCGCAGCAGGTGGGAGGACAACAACTATAATCAAATCGCAGAGCAACAGCCTGCGGCGCACATCACGGAAGCCATCCGGCTTATAGCGTACCTCAACCTGCACTTGCGGGGAGGCGTCCCTATGTCTGAGTTCGACTACCAGATCGGTCGCTTCACTGGCACCAGCGCCAATGTGGTGATGCATGGCAGCGAAGCCGACTGGATCAAGCACTATCGCATCAGGGCCGCGCTCGATTCGCCTGATCCGCCGAACTGGGCGATGCGAGCTGGCGCTCATATGGAAGCCCTCGTGCTTGACTGGCTCGAAGAGCAGAGCAGCCCGATCACGCGGCGCGGCGAAGTGGTTTACCATCCCGAGATCGCGGACGTTTGCGCGAAGCTGGACGGCTATCGCGCCGCCGATGACGCCATCATCGAGGTGAAGTTTCTGTCGCCGCAGCGGCACAGGGACGAGTATCTCCCCGCATACTATCCGCAGACCATGCTGCAGCGGCTCTGCACCGGGGCCAGCAAGGTCGTGCTGGTTGTCGCACAGGGCACCAACGAGCCTATCGACTTCGAGATGGCACATGACGCCGATTACGCCGTCGAGCTGATGCGGCGCGCGGGCATCTTCCTGAACTGCTTACGCACCCTGACGCCGCCTTATCCGATCCCGCCAGCGCCGCCGCCGCCCGAGCGCTGGCGCACGCTCGATATCATCGCCGAGCCGACCAACTGGAACAGCGAGCTGCTGCTCTATCTGGCCGAATATGACAGCACGGCCGCCGCCGCCAAGCTGCACGATGAGATGGGCAAGGCCGCCCGCGATCTCGTCCCCCATGATGTCGGCAAGGTCTTCGCTGGCGACTTCCAGATCACCCGCAGCCGCAAAGGCGTGCTGTCGATCACGAGGAGAGCCGCATGAACAATCAGCTGCAAGCCACGAGGGACTATCACAGCGTGATCGAACGCGCCGCGATGGACCCGAATTTCGACGTGGACAAGCTGGAGCGCTTGGTCGCGATGCAGGAGGCCAGCCAGCAGCGCAGTGCCGATCAGCTGTTCAATGCGGCGCTGTCGAAGGCCGAAGCCGAGATGAGCGTGATCTCGACCAACGCCAACAATCCGCAAACCAAGTCGCGCTATGCCACCTTCGCGCGGCTCGATGGCGAAATTCGTCCGGTCTATACCGGCCACGGCTTTGGCATCCAGTTCAACACCGAGCCGATGGGCGAGCCGAACATGATCCGGGTCGTCGGGATGCTGTCGAACGGGATGGCCCAGCGCCGCTTCCAGGTAGACATGCCCATCGTCACGCGGGGCATTCGCGGGCAGGACATGATGACCCGCACGCACGCGACGATGTCCGCGATCTCCTACGGCAAGCGTGCACTGGAGATCATGATGTTCAATCTTGCCATCGGCGATGACGACGACGGCAACCGCGCTGGCGGCTCTTATCGCCCGCAAGCGCCAGCGCCAGCGCCGCGCTCGATGGATGAGCTGACCGATCCGCACACTGGCGAGGTCGTGGATCACGTCGACCCCTTCAGGCTGGAAATGCACGAGGGTCAGACGTGGGCCGACTTCATCGAGCCGCTGCAGCGGTATCTCAAACACTGCAGGAGCATCGCCGAGTGGGACGAGTGGCGGCTGCTGAATCAGGACTTGCTGCTGAAGCTGAAGGAGACGAAGCCGCAGCTATTCCGCCTGTTCGAAAAGAACATCGAAGCCAAGCATGAGGAGCTGACAAAATGAGGTGGGTGCTGACGCCTGTTGGCCTTGAACCGTTCGACGCCGCAGCGTGGGAGTTTCATCGAAGCCAGACCACCGGCGAGCCGATCACCACGCAGGTGATCGAGATCGAGGCTCTGCATGACCGGGACATGATCGAGCACCGCCGCATCATGGCCACCATCAACGATCTGGCCAAGGCGCTGCACACCACGCCAGAGCGAGTGCGCGCCGAGCTGCTGGTCGCGACCGGCAATTTCCAACTGCTCGGCGAGCTGCTGGGCCGTGAGGTGGTCGCCGTCAATTCGATGTCGCGCAGGAACATGAAGGATCACGAACTGCACGAGTTCTGGGATGAGGCGAAGGAAGTGATCAACACAAAACTGCTCGGACGAATTGCCGACCCTGCCGAGAAGGATCGCTTGGCGGCAATGCTATCGCTGCAGCCTGCGTGACCGTATCACGCGCGGCTGCGGTTGGTCCGAAGGCTCGCCGTCCTAACACTGCGCCCCAGCCCTGAGAGGGCGGCGAGCCGAAGGATCGAAAACCAAAACCCAACGGAGGAGACCTCGATGACGGAGATGAATGGCGTCCAGCATGATCCGAGCGAAGAGACCGCCGAGCTGATGCAGCGCGACCTGGAGCGGCTGGCGGCACGCGCCGATGAGCCGTCGATCCGCGTGCAGGAGCTGGTCAAGGCAAAGATACAGCCCTTCGATCAGCAATCGCACGATCAGATGATCAAGTCCGTCGATCAGCTGGCCACCGATTGGGTCAGCCAGCTAGAACATTCCCGGCAAAACAACAAGGCGGTCGAACAGCTCGTGCTCGAACGCGCGGCCAAACTCAGGCACGACATCACCGTCCTGCATGTGCTCGGCGCTGCGGCGCGGGCTGAAGCTGCGCGCGGCGACGAGGTCAATTCCAAATTGGCGCAAGAGATCGACAAGCTGGGCGAGGATCGCGCGGCATGAGGCGCGGCAGCACGATCAAGAAGAAGATGAGCGTCTGGCACTGCCTTGAGCGGCTGGCCGCCGAAAGGAATCCGCGCCTGATAGCGCTGATCGAGATCAAGGACGCGCAGCAGCCACTGAAGCTGCGCACAGCCCTGCAGGCCTTGGCGGCCGGCAAGGCCAGCAAAGCGCAAATCGCCAACGCCAAACGGCTGCTGGCGCAACCATGAGAGGTCGAGTCCATGAGGCGGAAGATTGTCGCCGCGCTCGATGACCACGACTATGAGCAGCTGGAGCTGCTCGCGACGCTGAGCAGGATCAAGCGGCCCGAGCTGCTGCGCCGGATCATCAGGGCGTATCTCGACAAGGGCAACGCCAACCTCGCCACGGAGCGGGCCAAATGACCGAAGAGCCGCGCAAGCTGAGCCGCCACGAGACCCACGACCTCTCGATGATCATCAAGGACCGCACCAAGGTGCTGCAGGCGCATGCCGAGGAGCAGGCGGCGGCCTGCATGGCCGATTTCGAGCGGCAGATGGCGACGGTCTACACCTTCGATCAGGACGAAGTCTGGCAGAAGGCGATGCAGGAAGCGCAGCGCGTGGTGCAGGAATCGCAGGCCACCATCGCCAAGCGATGCAAGGCGCTCGGCATCCCGCCGACATTCGCGTCGTCGATCAGCGCGAGCTGGCAGGGGCGCGGCGAGAATATGCTGTCAAGCCGTCGCGCCGAGCTGCGCCGCGTGGCCAAGTCATCCATCGACGCGATGACCAAGGCGGCGATCACCAAGATTGAGAAGCAAGCGCTCGATCTGCGCACGCAGGTGATCGGCATGGGCCTGCTGTCGGCCGATGCGAAGATGTTCTTGGAGAGCCTTGCGCCCATCGAGGAATCGATGCGGCAGCTCGACTTCGGCGAGATCGAAAAGAAGCTGGAAAACGAGCAGCAGCTGCGCCTGGCGGATCGCAGACGGCTCTATGGCGGTGAGTGAAATCAGGGCTGGGACATAACCAAGGTAGGGAGAACCAGAATGACTGGAGATATTGCTAAAATCCACTCAACCCTGCCGACGACTGGTGCAGGTTGGGTCGCCCGCGCGAAGCAGCAGGCGCAACCAAAGCTGTACCATCAGCTCCTGCCGGTTTTCAGGAAGCTGGCGCTGGAGAACGAAAAGTCTCTTGCGCTGATCTCAGCAGGCGATGATGAGGACTCGGTCGAAGGCCGCTGCAAGTTTGACGACTTCGAGGCATCTCGCCTGTTGCGAGATGCTGTCGCAGACCAGCCCGAGATCGCATCGCGGAACATGGAGGAATATCTCAAGGCGTTCCGCAAGCTGCAGCGTGATCATCACTGCACTCGAAACGAATTGAGCGAAGAGCGCCGCCGCCTCCGCGACGAGCGGGATCAGGTACGGGCCCAAGCCGCCGAGTGACAGCAAAAGGGGCCGGGGTGATCTATACCCCGGCCAACCTTCCAGAGGGCAAATGAGCAATTCCGAGAGAGTAGTCCCGCTGCCGATCCGCGCCAAACTGATCTGCTCTGCATGTGGTGCTCCCGGCGAAGGCAGCTGCCGATGCGGGGCACCTTACGTATCGCCGGGAGACCGAGCAGAGGAAGCGGTCAAGGCTCACCCGGAAAAATCCGACCGCGCCATCGCCGCTGATCTCGGCGTCGGCACCATGACGGTCAGCAGAGCGCGTAAGAGAGCAACTGTACCAGATGGGACAGTTGGAAAGCGCACCGGCAAGGACGGCAAGGCGCGCAAAACGCCGACGAGTAAGCGGTATCACGCGCCGAAGCGGCACTATGCCGAGCCGGACGTGATCGCGCTCGCCGATCAAGACAAGACCAGCGCCGAGATCGCCAAGCAAACCGGGATCGGCAAGCGGCAGGTGCGTCATATCATTGAGCGCGAGCAGGTGCGCCGCGAGGCGAAGGCCGAAGCGGCTGATCCCAGCGCGCTGGCAGAGCAGAAAAGGCTTGCCAGTCTCTCGCGCCAGCTGGAGGCAGACTTTGAGCGCCGCGTCACGGAGCGGTATCAGCAGCTGCTCGAAAATATCTGGCCGCGCCTGAAGGAGCGCGAGGCACTGGCTGATCGCGTCATCGTTTCTCGCAAGGGTCTGATGGATCGCCGCACCTACGTCAAGATTCTTGCGCGGCTGCATCCCGACATGGGCGGCAATGCCGAGCTGTTCGATATGTTCAAGCGCCTCGAAACGCTGCTGCTCAATGAGCAGGAGTGCCCCACCGAGCGAGTCGGGTTGCCGCGCACGGCTGGAGAGTGGGAAGAGCGCATGCGCAGCAAGATGCAGCCGTGACCGGCAACCATATGTGGATCACTGAAATGGAGGAAACCATGAGCGAGCAGAGCACCACCGCCACGCCATTGTCGGCACTCGCTGAGCGCGCCACCGCCAGCGGTGCATGGTGGAAGGAAGAAGCACTGGAGCAGCGCAACGAGCTGGAGCTGCCGACCCGCGTGCTGCACGTACTCGATAACGCTGGCATCACGACCATCGAGCAGCTGAAGGCGGTGGGGCCGCACCGGCTGCGCAAGCTGGATGGCATCGGCAAGCTGGGATTTGAGCAGATCATCACGCTGTTGCGAGCGCTCGACCGGCAGAGCAATGGCGGTGAGCGATGAGGCGCGAGCTGAACCAGCGCATCCGGCATCTTGAGCTGCCGGATCGGATGCGGCATTTGCCGGTCAACGATCAGGGATTCCCGGTGCCGTACTTCGTGCCCTACGTCAACGGCGAGCCCGAGTTTCGCGGCTTCGATGGCGAGAAGATGGTGATCTGCGTGCGGCACAAGCGCTGCTGGCTTTGCGGCGAGCCGCTCGGCAAGTTCATGTGCTTCGTGATCGGCCCGATGTGCGCCGTCAATCGCGTCAGCGCCGAGCCGCCGAGCCATCGGGGCTGCGCGCTCTACGCGGTGCGGGCCTGTCCATTCCTGACGCAGCCGAAGATGCGCCGCAACGAGAAGGACGTGCCCGAGCATCTTGAACCTGCTGGCCTGATGCTGCGCAGGAATCCGGGCGTGACGCTGATCTGGACGACGCTGCGCTACACGATCTTCAAGGATGGCCACGGTGGCGCGCTGTTCAATGTCGGCGATCCCGAGCGCGTCGAGTTCTTCGCCGAGGGCCGCGCCGCGACCCGCGCCGAGGTGATCGCCAGCATCGATAGCGGCCTGCCGGTCCTGCGCGAGATGGCCGAGCGCGACGGGCCTGATGCCGTCGCCGAGCTGCAGACGATGTACGACAAGGCAATGGAGCTGGTGCCTGCATAAGCTGATGAGTGTTTTGCAGTGAAGGAGGAAAGCAGTCGCCTGGGGCACGTAGAGAGCGCAGAGGGAAAGGAGCGCGAGGTGCTGGAAATGGACGACGTAAAGAAGGGAGCGCGGCGGATGCTCACGATGGATCAGGTGCTGGAGCTGGTGCCGGTCGGCAAGTCAACGCTGAAGCGCATGGTCAAGAACGAGGAGTTTCCAAGTGCGCATTACATCAGCCCGAGAAAAATGGTCTGGTACGAAGATGAGATCGAGCTGTGGCAGGGAAGCCTGCCAGCCGAGAGCCGCCGCAAGCGGGCCGAGCGGAGGGCCAAAGCTGGCCAGTTGGGCTAAGCAGAATTGCGCAGCTTGACCAACGGACGCCCCTCCCGGACCAATGTCTGCACTCGGCGGAAGCGGACGTGCAGCGCCCAAGGAGGAAGTCCGGGTTTGACCCAACCGGACCCTGCATCATAGGGAACTCCTGTGAACCTCTGCGGTAACTCCTCGACCTAATCAGTGGGGGCTCAACGGAGGGATTAGGTCATGGCCATTGTACAATTTACACGCTTCAAGAGCGACAAACCTGAGGAAATGATCAAGACCGCCAAGGAGGCGAAGGCAATCTTCGAAAAGCACGGCGCAGAATTTCTTCGGCTTTCTCGGTTTCACACTGGTACGTGGGCCGGGGAGTTTCTTATCTCTACGCGCTATTCCAGTTGGGAAGTATACGGAAAGGTACAGGAGGCATTGGCAAAGGACGAGGCATTCGCAAAGCTGTACGCGCACACAGCTACCTTTGCCGAATTGACGGGCCGTAACATCGCGGTCGGCATCGATCTCTGAGGCTCCGCTGAGAGTTGCCCGCGTTGCTTTCGAGTATTGAGGTTCTGTGAGCCGCATTGGCCGCGGAGTGCTCTCTTTCAGTTTACGTCCCAGCTGACTGAGCTGCCATCCGTGGTCGATGTGGCTTCTTGACCCAAAAGCGACATTCTGGAGCGCTGAACAGCCAGCTCTACGAAGTCATGTAACCTTTCAGGCTGCGTTTGGTCTGGCCTTAGGCTTCTACAGCGCGCTGGCGACGCGAGACTTATCAAGTTTCTCGGTGGCGCGGCGCAGACAGCCATGCTGGCGATTTGAAGCGGAGTCGGTTCAGTTTGGCTTGGGGGATCTAAAAGCGGAATATTTTTCGTTTGAGGGCTCAGGTTGAGGTCGAGCGAAGTGGACGTAATTTGCCGGTCCAGAGAAGTCACGGCTGTTGACGTATCGCAAGGAAGCGGTGAATTGACAACATTGCCGCCGTGCGGCCGTCCTGAATGGCTCTCGTGCGCTATCGATGCAGGGGATATAGTCCAGCCTGACGAAGCCTTGAGGAGGGCACAATGGCGGTCGAAACGGAACTGAAATTCCGCATACCGGCGCCCAGCCTGAAGCCACTAACGAAATCGCAGATTGCGGGCGGCAAGGTTGGTGAGCGGACCGAGAGCGATCTGGTGTCGACCTACTTCGATACGGGAAAGCACAAGCTGAAGCGCCATGGCCTTTCACTTCGCGTGCGGCAAGATGGCGACAAGCAGATCCAGACGGTCAAGTGGGCGAACGCTGCGCAGTTTGGCCGCGGTGAATGGGAAACGGAGATAGCGGACGATGCGCCCGATCTCGGCAAGGCCGACGGCACCCCGCTCGATGCTGTGCAGCAGCGCCTTGATGCAGACCCACAAGCCATGCGTGCATGTTTCGCGGGATCGTGAGCACGGATTTCGCGGGATCGTGAGCAGCTTTTCAGCGGCTCAGCCCGCTTCGGCCGACAACTCAACCGGCTTAGGAACTGCCTCGTCAGTGAACGAGGAAGGCCGATGCCCACCCAGAGATTGTCGATGCGCCGGATCAAAGAGGTTCTCCGCTTAAAACATGTTCAAGGCTTGCCGGAGCGAGCCATCGCGCGCACCCTGGGCATCAGCAACGGAGCCGTGCACAGCTATCTGCGCCGAGCCGGGGCTGCCGGACTGAACTGGCCGTTGCCGGTCGGAATGACCGACGAAGACCTGGAGCTGCTGCTTTTCCCTGCGCCGAGGCCTGCGTCACAGAGCCCACAGCGGCCCGTTCCCGACTGGGGCTATGTCGACAAGGAGCTGCGCCGGCGCAACGTGACCCGCCGGCTGCTGTGGGACGAGTATCGCGCCAGCCATCCCGATGGATTCGGCTACACATGGTTCTGCACGACCTACGAGGCCTGGAAGGGGCGAGCCCGGCCTTCGATGCGGCAGGCGGCGAGAAGGTTTTCGTGGATTTCGCCGGCGACACCATCGACGTCATCGCCCCCTCAAGTGGGGAAGTGCAGTCGATGAAGCTGTTCGTCGCAGCGATGGGCGCCTCCAACTATACCTACGCCGAGGCCTGCCCAAGCGAGGGGCTCGCCGACTGGATCCGGGTCCACATCAACCTTTTCGCCTTCCTCGGCGGCGCGCCGACATTCGTGGTCTGCGACAATCTCAAGGCCGCCGTCACCAATCCCGACCGCCACGATCCTGGCCTCAACCGAACCTATGCCGAGATGGCGAGCCATTACGGCACGGCCATTCTCGCAGCCCGGCCGCGGCGCCCAAAAGATAAGGCAAAGGTCGAAGTTGCGGTGCAAGTCGCCCAGAGATGGATTTTGGCGCGGCTGCGCAACCAACGCTTCTTTTCGTTGGCGGAGCTGAACGCAGCCATCAAAATACTCGTCGTCGAACTCAATGCCCGGCAGATGCGCGACTTTGGCGCCAGCCGCGCCGAACTGTTCTCCGAACTCGACAAGCCCAAGCTCACAAAGCTGCCGGATCAGGCTTACGCTTTCGCGCGCTGGAAGCGATGCCGGGTCGGCCCCGACTATCATATCGAGATCGATGGACACTGGTATTCCACGCCATATCGGCTCATCCGTGAGCTTGTCGATGCCCGCATCGACGACAGGACGGTCGAGATCTTCCACAACGGCCGCAGGATCGCCAGCCACGCCCGCGCGCCCAACCGGCGGGGCCACACCACCACCGCCGACCACATGCCCAGCGCCCATCGGCGCTACGGCCAATGGACGCCCGCCGGAGTGATCGCCGCCGGCGAGCGGATCGGTCCGTCGACCGCCGCCTTCTTCCAGGCCGTGATCGCGGCCCGGCCGCATCCCGAGCAAGGCTTTCGCACCTGCCTCGGCATTCTGTCGCTGGCCAAAAGCTACAGCGCCGAGCGCGTCGACGCGGCCTGCCGGCGCGGCATTCTGATCAAGGCGCGATCCGTCGCCTCGATCCGCTCCATCCTCCAGAACGGCCTGGATCGCACCTTTCTCGACGAGCCCTCCGAACCCCAACCCCTGCGCCACGGCAACATCCGCGGCCGGGATTATTTCCACTGAAGCCAAGGAGACCTGTATGCTCACCCATCCCACCCACGAACGCCTGATCGAGCTCGGCTTGAGCGGCATGGCCAAGGCCTTCGAGGAGCAGCGACGATCACCTGATCTCGAAGCCTTGCCGTTCGAAGATCGCATCGGCCTGCTGGTCGACCGGGAAGCCGCGGAACGCGACACCAGGCGGCTCACTACGCGCCTCAAGCTGGCCGCGCTCCGCCAGAATGCTTGCTTGGAGGACGTCGATTTGCGCACGCCGCGGGGTATCGACCGGGCCGTCTTCGCCAAGCTGGTCAGCGGCGACTGGATCGATCGCCACGAGAATTTGCTCATAACCGGAGCGACCGGATTGGGCAAAAGTTGGTTAGCCTGTGCCCTCGGCCACAAGGCCTGCCGCGACAATCGCTCGGTTCTCTATCATCGCGTCCCAAGATTGTTCGAAGCGTTGGCACTCGCGCGGGGGGATGGACGTTATGCCCGCTTGCTCAAAACCCTTGGCCGCGCCCAGCTTCTGATTTTGGACGATTGGGGATTGTCAGTGCTCACCGCTGCCGAACGGCGCGATCTACTGGAAGTCCTTGAGGACCGCCATGGCCGCGCCTCCACCATCGTAACCAGCCAACTCCCTGTGGACACATGGCACGAAGTTATCGGAGACCCAACCTACGCCGACGCTGTCCTCGATCGCCTCGTCCATAACGCTCACCGCCTCCAGCTTGCCGGCGAAAGCATGCGAAAACGCAACGCCAGAACCATCACCCTTGACGAGCAGCCAGAACGCTGACTCTATCACCGCCTCGGCCGGAGCGGGCTGCTCACGATCGTCTGAATTCGCCGCTCATGATCGCGCGAAATCGCTGCTCACCATCACTGAAATATGCACCATGCACCATGCGCCAGCGTCGCGAGACGGTCGAGCACCCGTTCGGCATGATGAAAGCCCGCATGGGGCGACACACTTCCTCACCAGAACGCTTCCAAAAGTGGCCACCGAGATGACTCTCTCGGTCCTCGCCTATAATCTGACACGGGTCATGAACATCGTCGGAGCCAAGCCGCTGATGGCTGCGATCGTGGCCTGAGACCGAACCGATCCTGGCCTCTCTCAGACCTCCCTGGGAAGGGTGTTTTTACACGGCCAAGACCCTTGAACGACACTCTGCGCCTGATCGAGACGATCCCAGCCACGACCCATTGATGCGCGGCAAGTTTCCTAAAGGCCCCTTGCCAAAGACCAAGTTCGGGTGCCTAGTGAGTTCCATAGGTTGCTTGTCATTCGGCCTGCAATATTGACCCCCTAAGCCGGGGGATCGGCGTCCAAAATTGACCCCCTACAGATTGATCTGTTGCGCTGCCTGCTTTGGAACGAAGCAGGTGGTGGGGGATGCTGATCGTGGAGACAATTGCCCGGATCCGGCGCGAGCACTTCATCAAGGGCAAGACGATCAAGGAGATCGCCCGTGACCTGAAGGTGTCGCGGAACACGGTCCGGAAGGTGCTGAGGTCGGGAGAGACCTCCTTCGAGTACGAGCGGCAGGTGCAGCCGCGGCCAAAGCTGGGACGATGGGCAGTAGAGCTTGACGGATTGCTGGCGGCGAACGCGGCCAAATCGGCTCGTGAACAGCTGACGTTGATCCGGATCTTCGAAGAGCTGCGCGGCCGCGGCTACGACGGCGGTTACGATGCCGTGCGGCGTTACGCCAGGCGGTGGAGCAAAGAACGCGGGCAATCGACCGCGGCGGCTTATGTCCCGCTGAGCTTTGCCCCAGGCGAAGCCTACCAGTTCGACTGGAGCCACGAGGTGGTCTTGCTGAGCGGGACCACGGTGATGGTGAAGGCCGCCCATGTCCGGCTCTGTCACAGCCGCATGCTGTTCGTGCGGGCCTATCCGCGGGAGACGCAGGAGATGGTGTTCGACGCCCACGACCGGGCGTTCGCTCTGTTCAAAGGCACCTGCACCCGCGGCATCTACGACAACATGAAGACCGCCGTAGAGACGATCTTCGTCGGTAAAGGGCGTCTCTACAATCGCCGCTTCCTGCAGATGTGCAGCCACTATCTGGTCGATCCGGTCGCCTGCACGCCGGCGTCGGGCTGGGAGAAGGGGCAGGTCGAGAACCAGGTCGGGCTGGTCCGGGAGCGCTTCTTCACGCCGCGGCTGCGGTTCAAAAACCTCGACGAGTTAAACGCCTGGCTGCTCGACAAATGCATCGCCTACGCCAAGGCTCATCGCCACCCGGAGCTGGTCGATCAGACGATCTGGGAAGTGTTCGAAGCCGAGCGTCCCAAGCTCGTTCCCTATGCCGGCCGCTTCGACGGCTTCCATGCGGTGACGGCATCGGTCTCGAAGACCTGCCTGGTGCGCTTCGACAACAACAAGTACTCGGTCGCAGCCAGCGCAGTCGGACGGCCGGTCGAAGTCCAGGCTTATGCCGACCGCATCGTGATCCGTCAGGATGGACGCATCGTTGCCGAGCACCCGCGATCCTTTGGCCGCGGCGAGACGACCTATGATCCCTGGCACTATGTGCCGGTGCTGGCTCGCAAACCCGGTGCCTTGCGCAACGGCGCTCCCTTCAAAGACTGGGTGCTGCCGGCCGCGATCGAGCGGATCCGGCGCAAGCTTGCCAGCACCGACGATGGCAATCGGCAGATGGTCGACATCCTCACCGCGGTGCTGACTGACGGTCTGTCCGCGGTGGAAGCGGCCTGTGCCGAAGCGCTCGGTCATGGCGTCCATTCCGCCGATGTCGTGCTCAACATCCTGGCCCGTCAACGTGAACCCGCCCCACCGGCCAACATCATGACGCCGGCCGCACTGACGCTCCGTCATGCACCGATCGCCGATTGTGCCCGCTACGACAACCTCCGGAGGACCATCTGATGGAACGAACCCAAATCTTCGACCTCATGGGCGAGCTCAAGCTCTACGGCATGAAGGCTGCCTTCGACGAGATCATGGCAACTGCCGTCAAGCGCCAGCACGAACCTCAGCGCATTGTCGGCGACCTGCTTAACGCCGAGATCAACGAGAAGCAGGCCCGCTCGATCAAATACCAGCTGACCATTGCCAAGCTGCCGCTTGCCAAGGACATCGCCGACTTCCAGTTCGACGGCACGCCGATCAATCAGACTCTCGTCAATGATCTCGCCAGCGGCGGCTTCATCGCCCAGCAACGCAATGTCGTGCTGGTTGGCGGCACCGGCACAGGCAAGACCCACCTGGCCATTGCCATCGCCAGAAGCTGCATCCGATCCGGTGCCCGCGGCCGCTTCTTCAACGTAGTCGACCTCGTCAATCGCCTCGAGACCGAGACCCGCAACGGACGGCAAGGACGGCTCGCCGAGCATCTGACCCGGATGGACTTCATCGTGCTGGATGAACTCGGCTATTTGCCCTTCGCCCAGTCCGGTGGCCAGCTCCTCTTCCACCTCGTCAGCCGGCTCTATGAGCGCGCCTCCGTCATCGTGACGACCAATCTCGCCTTCGGCGAATGGCCGAGCGTGTTCGGCGACGCCAAAATGACCACAGCGCTGCTCGACCGATTGACCCATCACTGCGACATTGTCGAGACCGGCAACGATAGCTGGCGGTTCAAGAGCCGAGACGACGATCACGCCACCCGCGCTCGTCTCGCCTCCGCTATCCCGGCCAGCTCCGACGAGACGAGCGCTACCAGCAAAGCCCGCCGCACGAAGGGGTCAAAATTGGACGCCGATGAGGGGTCAAATTTGCAGGCCGATTGACAGGTTGCTCCTATGGGAGACGGCCATGCCCGCGTATCAAGCTTACGTCTTGGGCGAAGACGGACATATTAAAAAGCGCATCGATTTAACTTATCCCGACGACGATACGGCCAAAGAACGGGCCAGAGCGCTAGTAGACTGGCGCACCATCGAGCTGTGGGAATCCCACCGCAGGATTGCGATATTCAAGCCCGATGATCCGATGAAAGCTGGAAAGTTTATCGGCTGGCTAAAGAGTTGCCTTCGGCGGCCAAAGTAGGGCCGCCTTAGACCGTTGGGCTTAACTCCTTCGGCAAGAAGCGGCCCCAACGAGGGGTACACGCTGTGGCCGAGTTACGTTCATCCATGACGTAGGATCGTCACTCGGTCAGCAACCAGCCGATGCTGACGACAAGCGCGAGGAACGACGCCCCGGCAAAGCCGAGGAAGCCATACTCCACTTGTCTATGTGATCCGATCCAGACATGACGCGATGGCAACGAGAAGGCTTTCGTCGGTCTTGTGCACAGTGGGTTTCGCCGGCGCTCCCCCAGACTGCGCTCGCCGGATGGCTGCGCCGGGCTGTGTTGCTGGGCGGCGGCCTGGTTCCGGTCCTTCGTGCCCCGGGCCCAGGCCGTCGGCGTGAGCCGCTCCAGCCTGAGCTATCCGCCCATGGCGACATCAGCCCCTGAGTCGGTTCTGCAGTGCCTGCCGATTGGCAACGAGGTTGCTGAGGTTCAGCAGGTGTGGTTCCCGTCCTTGCTCCAATTGCCTAACCAGCGCCCGCGTGCCGTCCACCACGAAGACACCGCAATCATACCCGTTCCGCTGCTGGGCCATGCCGGCTGGCTCCAGGCGGAGGTCCAGCCGACCTGCGAGATGTTCTGCATCCGTGTCGTTGAGTCCGCCGTAGGAATCGTAGTGATAGGCGACCGGCCGGCCCCGGTCGCTGCGATCAACGAACAGCAGCGACCAATGGTTGCCGAGGCTATTAGGATCTTCAGGAGCGGCATTAATCACGGGCAGGAACAGGAAGTCGGCTGTATCATTATCATTACCATTATCATCATCGACGATGCGCTGGAATTCGGTTCGCACGGCGCCATCGTCGTTAGAGCGCAGATAATTTAGGACGATGAGGGGATTCACGAACCGCGTCCGGGCGGCGAGATCCGGATGGTTCCTCCGCAAATCCTGCTCCTGGAGCCGGTAATCCCTGTCGATATGCTCGTCGCCCAGCCATTCCGTGTCCTCGAGCACCAGCCCGCGGCCGTGGGAGGAGGCTGTCGGACCTAAAGCCCCGATCTGAGCATCAGCGGAGGTGCTCGGAAACGGCTGTACAGAATTAGCATCGTCGCGTGATTCGGACGGCGTGGGCGCAGTCAGATCAACCAATGGAAAACCACGGTAGGTGTCTGAGCGAGCCCTGGCAGCGGGCGCTGACGCTGCTTCCAGGATCGGCCACATACTCCAATCAAAGTTGAGCGGCATCTGCGGCGACCAGGTCGAGGTGGACCTGGCAGGTTCCTGCTCTCCAGCTTGGACTATCTCCTGCGCCTGCTCAGGGGGAACCCCGGACCACGGTGGGCCGTCTTCCACCATCAAACGCAGATCCTGATCGTAACCTTCCGGGAGGACCAATGGCCGACTGACAGCTCCCTGCGGCGCGCTGTGCTGCGCAGCGGCGCCTCCGACGTACGTCGCGACCGCATGCGGCGCCGTGGCATCTTCGTGCCCGCTCGCCTGCATCATCGGCTGCGCCTGCCATGGCGATGCACCCAGTTGATGGGTGGGGGCCGACGTCAGCAGGCGACCGCCTGAATTGGCGATCTCGCTCAGCTGCCGCTCGCTGGCAAGGCCGTGCAGATTGTCTAGGGGCCTCGGCCTCTTCGCTGGCCTCAACTCAGCTGTGTCATGCTCATCGTTGATGAGGACCTCCTCGCTTGGCAGGAGGTTGCTCCTGGCAAGTGCAGCCATCGGCTCGTCCAGGAACTGCTGGCGGTCGTAGCCCCAGTTCAAGGGACGAATGGTCTCTCCGGAATCCGATGACTGGTCATGGCGCGCGGCTGGCTCGAGAGATGACGACGGGCCGGGTTCGTCCATCAGCTCCCAAAGCAAATCCTGATCGTAGCCTTCTACAGGAAGCAGCTCCTTTGGCCAACTGCCCGCGTCCTGCGACGCGCTGTGCTGCGCAGCGGCGTCGCCGACGCGCCACGGCTCCATCAATGCCGCGTCTTCGGGATCAGGAACGGGGGAAATATAGCGCTCGAACTCCATCGCTTTAGCGCCGGCCTGCGATTTTCGGAGATGAGCCAGTGCGGCGCCGATAGTCAGATCCCCACCGGCGTCCTTCCTATAGCGCTCAACATCTTCATCCAACGTGTTGCCGGAAAGCCGAGCAGCAATGCCCTTCTTGTTGTTTTCACGCAGGTAGTCACTGAAATTGCGTAGAGCAGTTGCACGCCTCTTGCCGGTCCCTGTCGCTGCTTCGTTTTTGTATTCTTTGATGAGAGCCACGTCCTGGGGGTGAGGATTCAGCTCAGCGCGGCCTGCGATCGGCGCGACTCCGCCCGTCGACTGGAAGGTCCGGAGACGATCTATTGCCCTAACCCGTCCTATTCGTGAGAGTGCTTTTTTTAGTCCGATTGATGTGGCCGCACATCTGCTCTGACGAGGCGCGCGGGATTGCCTTCGGCTTTTCACCGCCTGACCGACCCGTACTTTGCAACGCGCTTGAGGTGTAGGTTGGGCGAACGGGGGGCGGACGCCCCGCCGGTCAAGGACCGAGAGGCAGCAGCGCGCCTGGCAAGCCGCGGATCAGGTCGGCTTCGGGACATGCCGCGGCAAACGCAAGGCGAATGCGGCTCGTGGTCTCGACGACACGGGCAGCGAGTTTCAAGAGACGAAGACGCAGCGTCGCGAACTCGGCTGTGGCCAATTCCCGGGCTTTGGGAATCGCGTCGCGCACGGTCAGCATCAGCCAATAAGCGGCGGTGTGGAGAACGAGGCGGACTTGATTGGCGAGCGCCGAACGGCAGCTGGTGCGATCGGAGGCGAGCTGTGTCTTATGCAGCTTGATCAGATTCTCGGCTTGGCCGCGCGCGCAATACAGGCTGTCGTAGATCCACTCGGCCGAGCCGACATCGAGGCTGGTGACGACGAAACGGATGTCGAGGCCGAGCATCGTCGCCTCAATACGGGCGACGGTACGCCGTTCGCGATCCCAGGACTTGGCCTTGTGGCGCGTCTCGGTATAGCCACGCAGAACCGGCAGGTTCTCGATGGCGCGTCGCGTGCGGATGTCGTCGGCGGCCTCGTCGAGTTTTCTGGCGAGCGGCTTGGTGCCGGACAGACCGAAGATGTAGTCGATGCCGTTGGTCTCGCACCACGCCATTGCCTCCGGCCGGGCATAGTGCCCGTCGCCACGGAACGTAATTCGCGTGTTGTGCCACCGCGTCCGGATATGCCGTATCAGGCGGCGCAGATGGGCACGCACCTCGACGCCGCCCGGCGTCTTGCCGGGCCGCAACACGACCGCCACGGGCCGGCTCTTCTCCGTGTCGTAGACGTGGATCGGCAGGAAGCAGCGTTCGTCATAATGAGCGTTGAACAGCGAGAGCTGCTGATGGCCGTGGACGACATCGCAGGTATCATCGATGTCGAGCGTGACGGATGCCGGCTCGCGCGGGTAGCTATCCATCCATGCGTCGACCAAAGTGTAGGTCAGTCGGATCACGTCGCGCAGGCGCGGAGCATTCTCCAGCCGCGACAGCGTCGGTTGGGAACACAGATCGCGACCCGTGTCCGGCAGCCGTCCGCAGGCCAGCTTGAATGCGGGATCGGACCGCAGATGATCGAGGTCGTCGGCGTCCTCGTAGCCGCAGCAGATCGCGAACATGCGCGCGCGGAACATATCGACAAGGCTGTGCACGACCCGCGTCGGATCGCGCCGATCCGGGAACACCCGGGCCAAATTGTCGGCCAAGCCGAGACGCCGCTCGGCCATCGCCAGAAGCATCACGCCCCCGTTCGAGGTCAGCCGACCGCCATCGAAGGCAGCTGTGACTTTCTTGGCGTGAACGGCTGGAAACGAGAAGGGCAGAATCGTATCATCGGTCATGGCGGGCCTGGCGTTCGCGGTTGAGGTGATGGGGTTGGCTTTGCAACCGAATCCTACGCCGCATCAGCGCTTTACACCACGCTCGCCAGCCTCTCAGGCGCACTCTGACGAATAAGACGGGCTAAGGAGGAGACCGGGCTTACCGTTTCCGGCGAACTCGCGCGCATCATCGGTCAGTGACTCGTTGTCGAGCCGAGCAACAATGCCCTTTTTGTGATTTGCGAAGAGCCAGCGGCCAAAGCCGCGAAGCGAATATACATAGTCCTTGGCGGTGCGCTCGGCGCCGGTGCCCTTGATGAGGCCCTTCTCAAGCCCCGAAATAAGGGGAGCATCTTGGGAATAAAGAGGCTTGTTCCGCCCCATTAAAACCCGAGTTGACTGAGCCGGCTGCGGCGCCGAGGACGACGGGCCGGGTTCGTCCATCCGGCCCAAATCCTGATCGTAGCCTTCCGCAGGAAGCAGCTCCTCTGGCCAACTGCCCGCGCCCTGCGACGCGCTGTGCTGCGCAGCGGCGGCGCCGACCCGCCTCGACTCCGTCAGTGCGGCGTCTTCGGGAGCAGGAACGGGGGGAATATGGCGCTCGCGCTCCATCGCTTTAGCGCCGGCCTGCGATTTTCGGAGATGGGCCAGCGCGGCACCGATCCTCGAATCAGCACCGGCGTCCTTCCTATAGCTCTCGACATCTCCATCCAGCGCATTGCCGGAAAGCCGACCAGCAATGCCCTCCTTGTAGTTTTCACGCAGGTAGTCACTGAAACTGCGAAGAGCAACTGCATAGTTGCTGGCGGTACTACCTGACACCGCCTCGTTTTTGTACTCTTTAATGAGAGCAGCGTCCTGGGGGTGAGGATTTAGCTCAACACGGCCTGCGATCTGCACGACTCCGCCCGTCGACTGGAAGGTCCGGAGATGGTACAATGCCGTAAGGAGCTTACCGGGACGCCTCTTTCTGTACTCGCGTGCATCATCGGTCAGCGACTTGTCGTCGAGCCGAGCAGCAATCGGATCTTTGTTATTTGCGAAGAGCCAGCGGCCAAAGCTGAGAAGAGAACCTTCATATTCTGCAGCGGTGCGTTCATTGGCGTTGCGATCGATGAGGGCCTTCTTAAGCCCCCCCGAAATAAGGCGAGCATCCTCGGAATAAAGGGGCTGCTTGCTCTGCCGCCCTATCAAAACCCCAGTTGACTGAGCCGGCTGCAGCGCAGCGGCGGCGGGCATTGCTCCACCACCTCCACCTGAATTGGCGATCTCGCTCAGTTGCCGCTCAAAGGTCGCCGCTTCTGCGGACGGCGCCGCGGGTGAACTCTCTTGCGGGCCCGTGCTGTCCGGCTGTTCACGCACCCACTTGTTCGAGGGGAAATCCATCCCTTCTCCCTTTCAAATTATGAACCGAGCCTTCGATCTGACATGCAGGGAATCAGCAACAAACCACCCTTTACAGCCCTCGACAGGCACGCACCGTGAGCATCGGCAGCCGATGTGCTTCCAGTGCGACCAACCCTGTTAAATGGGGAAGCTGTCGAGAAACTGATGACGACAACGTGCCGCGAGCATGGTGCATGACCTGTGCGCTTCGCCGTCAACAGCCGATAGACCGAAGATTCAGAGACAAAATACTGCTTCTCAATTCCCAAAGTCCGGGAATTGGCCACTGCCGAGTTCGCGACGCTGCGTCTTCGTCTCTTGAAACTCGCTGCCCGCGTCGTCGAGACCACGAGCCGCATTCGCCTTGCGTTTGCCGCGTTGCGTTTGCCGCGGCCTGTCCGGAAGCCGACCTGATCCGCGGCTTGCCAAGCGCGCAGCTGCCGCTCGGTCCTTGACCGGCGGGGCGTCCGCCCCCCGTTCGCCCAACCTACACCTCAAGCGCGTTGCAAAGTACCGGTCGTCAGGCGGTGAAAAGCCGAAGGCAATCCCGCGCGCCTCGTCAGAGCAAATCTGCGGCCACATCAATCGGACCAAAAAAACGCACTCTCACGAATAGGACGGGCTAACGTTCTTCATGTGGGCTAACGGAATCGCGGGAGGAGTCATCACCGTGATGTGGGCGATTGAGTTTGTAGTTCCGCCGGACCATCAGACGATAACCGACAATGTCATTATAGCGGCCCTGGCGGGTATTATAGTTCAATCGGGCGCCATTATCTTGGCCGCCTTTCCTGTATTTGTGTCTCCATGCCGGCGAGTTCTTTCTTTGGGCGTCGCGGCTTCGGGATCGCGGCCTCTCACTGCGCTTAGCTCTCCCGCGTCGCGACAAGGTCTCGTCCGAGAATGCTGACCCGTTTGTTCAGCGCGTGGTGCAACGCATTGCCCTCACATGCCGTCATCCTGCCAGCAGACAGCTCGGACATACAATCCATCATGACCCGTTGAATCTCGACTAGCGTCATACTTTCGATCTGGGCAATGCGCTTCTTAACTTCGGCGCGCAAGTTAGTAGTCTTTTCAGACATCCGACAGATTCCTGATGCTCCACGGGTCCAGCCCGAAAGGCTAACGGGGGCTGACGTTACTGCATCAACATTGGATCGGGCTCCTACCTACTCTAGGGGGGCAGCCGGCCGACCGGATCGCGGTCGGCACCAGGCGCATGCTCCTCCATCCTTCAAGCCAGAGGTCCGAAACGCCGGGCTTCGCTCGGTCGCCAGCCTGATCCGGCCGACCGTCCGGGCCTTCATGGATCACGACGAAGTCGTCCTCGAGTTTATCGCCGGCTATGACGGTGGGGCGGAGGAAGAGGTCCATGGCTTTCGTTTAACTCACTTTGGCCCTGTTGTTTGGCTAGCGTGAATTCCCGAGTCCGCTGCTGTTGTTCAGGTCTTGACGGAGTTCCGAATGCGATGCGCGCCATCGTTGGCCGTTCTAGTTTTGATCGCGAGTTCGAGTGTTCAGGCGCAAACGGTTACGGAGCCTGCCATCTCGAAAGTAGTCGAACAGGTTCGCGTAGATGCTGATTATCTCACTAAGCGTTTGACCTGGGATAAAGATGTCGACTTGGACCGCGTGCGGCAATTTGGGCTGGCGCTCACGGCTATGAACCTCGTCCAGCAGCAGGTCAGCTCGACGCGATATGGCGCTGTCGCGAATACATCCCCCGAGGATCTGCCCGCCAACGATGAAGAGGCCCTGTCGCGCGGGATCGGCATTTGCGGGAATCAGGTTTCTGCATTTCTCAACATCGCGACACGAGTTGGCCTCCAGGCACGCAGCCTCGAATTCTACTGGCCGGATGAAGCCGACGTTCGTCACTCGCATATCGCGGCAGAAGTGAAAATTAGCGGCAAATGGGCCTTCTTCGATGTGACTTGGGGAACCTATTTCAGGCGTGATCCCACCGCTTCGGGACAGGCATCTCTGCTCGAAATCCTGTCTTTCGATGAGGCGAAAGCTTTGCCTGATCGGGCAGCTCACGCCGTCACCAATGAGTCGGAACTTTCTTTTCGACTTCAGCTCATCAACAGCCTTGATCCGTTCGACTACTTCACGAAGGCGGATGGCTACCTGCGCGGCAAGAGCGGGAACATAACTCTTGCGGCGCCGCGAAGTAACGGCGGCGCTTGGGTCTACTCGCCCGACGGGGTACCGAACCACATCGGAGTGAGCGCCGATTACTCGACCTCGCATGTCGGAAACGCCTCGGTAGGATTGCGCGCCGCGGCCCATGTGGTTCACGGCCGGATCGACGAGATCGGCCGCGGCTGCGTCGGATCGAACGTCCTCGTCGCGGCCGTGAACGGACGCGAGGCTGTCAATGAGATAGTGTCTCCGGGCACTGAGAAGGACTTTGATCTGCCCGATGGTGTCGCGGCGGGCGACACCATCACGCTGTCGATCAGGCCCAAGTCCGATGGCGCAACCTGCGTTCTCGTATATAAACAAATCATCCTGAGCGACCGCTCATCCTAAAGAGGATAGCCGGCCGACCTCGCGCTCCTCGTGGATTACGACGTGGTCGTTCTCGAGCTTGTAACCGACTGACCGTGGGCGGAGGAACAGTTCCATTCGTTATATTCCGACGAACGATCGGCAGGTTTCGGGCTGGAACGTTGACTGTAGACGTCCCATAATTGCGGATGATTTACCCAGGAAGCAATCCCATTGGCCTCGATCTTCATCAAGATCGCCATACTGTTAGCCCGTCTTATTCGTCAGAGTGCGCCTGAGAGGCTGGCGAGCGTGGTGTAAAGCGCTGATGCGGCGTAGGATTCGGTTGCAAAGCCAACCCCATCACCTCAACCGCCAGGCCCGCCATGACCGATGATACGATTCTGCCCTTCTCGTTTCCAGCCGTTCACGCCAAGAAAGTCACAGCTGCCTTCGATGGCGGTCGGCTGACCTCGAACGGGGGCGTGATGCTTCTGGCGATGGCCGAGCGGCGTCTCGGCTTGGCCGACAATTTGGCCCGGGTGTTCCCGGATCGGCGCGATCCGACGCGGGTCGTGCACAGCCTTGTCGATATGTTCCGCGCGCGCATGTTCGCGATCTGCTGCGGCTACGAGGACGCCGACGACCTCGATCATCTGCGGTCCGATCCCGCATTCAAGCTGGCCTGCGGACGGCTGCCGGACACGGGTCGCGATCTGTGTTCCCAACCGACGCTGTCGCGGCTGGAGAATGCTCCGCGCCTGCGCGACGTGATCCGACTGACCTACACTTTGGTCGACGCATGGATGGATAGCTACCCGCGCGAGCCGGCATCCGTCACGCTCGACATCGATGATACCTGCGATGTCGTCCACGGCCATCAGCAGCTCTCGCTGTTCAACGCTCATTATGACGAACGCTGCTTCCTGCCGATCCACGTCTACGACACGGAGAAGAGCCGGCCCGTGGCGGTCGTGTTGCGGCCCGGCAAGACGCCGGGCGGCGTCGAGGTGCGTGCCCATCTGCGCCGCCTGATACGGCATATCCGGACGCGGTGGCACAACACGCGAATTACGTTCCGTGGCGACGGGCACTATGCCCGGCCGGAGGCAATGGCGTGGTGCGAGACCAACGGCATCGACTACATCTTCGGTCTGTCCGGCACCAAGCCGCTCGCCAGAAAACTCGACGAGGCCGCCGACGACATCCGCACGCGACGCGCCATCGAGAACCTGCCGGTTCTGCGTGGCTATACCGAGACGCGCCACAAGGCCAAGTCCTGGGATCGCGAACGGCGTACCGTCGCCCGTATTGAGGCGACGATGCTCGGCCTCGACATCCGTTTCGTCGTCACCAGCCTCGATGTCGGCTCGGCCGAGTGGATCTACGACAGCCTGTATTGCGCGCGCGGCCAAGCCGAGAATCTGATCAAGCTGCATAAGACACAGCTCGCCTCCGATCGCACCAGCTGCCGTTCGGCGCTCGCCAATCAAGTCCGCCTCGTTCTCCACACCGCCGCTTATTGGCTGATGCTGACCGTGCGCGACGCGATTCCCAAAGCCCGGGAATTGGCCACAGCCGAGTTCGCGACGCTGCGTCTTCGTCTCTTGAAACTCGCTGCCCGTGTCGTCGAGACCACGAGCCGCATTCGCCTTGCGTTTGCCGCGGCATGTCCCGAAGCCGACCTGATCCGCGGCTTGCCAGGCGCGCTGCTGCCGCTCGGTCCTTGACCGGCGGGGCGTCCGCCCCCCGTTCGCCCAACCCATCCCTCAAGCGCGTTGCAAAGTACGGGTCGTCAGGCGGTGAAAAGCCGAAGGCAATCCCGCGCGCCTCGTCAGAGCAGATGTGCGGCCACATCAATCGGACTAAAAAAAGCACTCTCACGAATAGGACGGGTTAGCCGTTGCGATCCTGGCTTTTGGCGTTTTCCCGAATAGGCGTACCGGCGAGCTCGTTGCCATAGCGACCTGCGTCATAGGTGCCATTATTCTTCATTTCGTCGCGTCTTGAGACATCACAGCACGATGTGGCCCCAAGCCACCCTTGGAGGCCCAGGGGCGATTGCTGGGGCCACATGGCCGGTCCCGCGTCAGTCGAGATTGGAAGCCTGCGGAAGCTTGGGGTCTGGCAGGGTGGGAAAGCCGGTGCCGCATTAGCGCAAGGAACGCTCGGGTCGAGAACGAATAGCCATGCCCCGGGCCCATGCGGCCCGCCCTATAGCCGAGCGCAATCTGGGATTTCACCGTGGGTGAACGAAAGTTTTCGGGATGGCGTAAGCCTGATGTCAGCTGGAAATGTTTAGATACACAAATACTCCAACGGCCCCGGCTCGTACCGCTCTGGGGCCTTTTTTTTCCTTCTAGGAGCTTGTCTGGATAGTCGCTGTTCAAATCTGGTCGGGTCTGATTCAACATTGGGCGATGAGCAAGTATTTTCGGCCTTGGAACATCGATCAGACGCTGCTTCTGCCGCCGAATGTGCAGGACTTCGTGCCGAAAGGCCATGTCTCGCGGTTTATGGTTGATCTGGTGCGGGAGAGCCTCGATCTCAGGGAGATCATGGGCAGCTATGTGAGCGGGCTTGGGCAGCCGCCGTTTGATCCGCGGATGATGGTGGCGCTGCTGCTGCATAGCTATGCGAGTGGGCTGTATTCGTCGCGTCGGATTGCCAAGGCCTGCCGGAAGCGGAACGATTTTGTGATGATCGTGGCGCTGGATGCGCCGGATTTTCGGACGATCAGCGACTTTCGCAAGCGACATTTGAAGGCGCTCGGCGCGCTATTCGTGCAGGTTCTGAAGTTGTGCGAGACGGCCGGGCTGGTCAAGCTCGGTCATGTCGCGCTGGATGGTACGAAGATCAAGGCGAACGCGTCGAAACACAAGGCGATGAGTTATGAGCGCATGAAGAAGCGCGAGGCGGAATTGAAGGCCGAGGTCGCTCGCATGCTGGCGGCCGCCGAGGCGGCGGATGCCTCGGAGGATGAGACTTTCGGCAACAGCGACGAACTGCCGGACTGGACCGTCGACAAGCAGAAACGGCTGGCGAAGATCCAGCAAGCGATGGCGGCGCTGGAAGCGGACGCCAAACTGGCGGCGGAGGAAGAGCGCCGCATCGAGGCCGAAAAGGAACAGCAGCGCCAGGCCGAAGGCCGCAAGAAGCCGGGCAAACCGGCGGCGCTGCCATCGGAGGAACCCAATCCCAAGGCGCAACGCAACTTCACCGATCCGGAAAGCCGCATCATGAAGTCGAAGGATGGCTTCGTTCAGGCCTATAATGCCCAGGCGGCCGTCGATGCACATGCCCAGATCATTGTCGCGCAAGAACTGACCCAGCACGGCAGCGATCAGGGCCAGTTGGTGCCCCTGATCGAGGCCATCGAGAGCAATCTTGGCCGCAAGCCGCGGCAGGCCTCAGCGGATTCCGGCTACTGCAGCGAAGCCAATCTCGAAGCGCTCGACACACGCAGCATCGATGGCTATGTCGCGCCCGGACGCGCCAAGCACCCGACAGTAGCGAACGGAAAAGTCGGCGGCCCGCTGACACAGGCCATGCGAAAGAAGATCGACGATGGCGGCTTCGAAACACCCTACCGATTGCGAAAGCAAGTGGTGGAGCCGGTGTTCGGGCAGATCAAACAGGCAAGAGGCTTCCGCCAGTTCCTGTTGCGGGGCATCGAGAAAGTGCGCGCCGAGTGGACAATGATCTGCACCGTCCATAACCTCCTCAAGCTGTTCAACCTCGCAAACGCAGCCTGAGCCTGCTACTCTACAACAAATGCCCGTCACGAAAACATATCTGGACGGGCTCCTAGGTGGTGTGGACTCTAAGGATTCCCTTTTAGGAGCAAATCAGATTCAAGGCTGCTTTTGGGGAGGCCGCCTTGGGTGTGATGGACCGTTTGGTATTGAGCGACGCGGCGTGGGAGCGGATAGCGCCGCTGATCATAGGGCGCCCCGATCAGAAGGGCTCCACCGGGCGCGACAACCGGATGTTCGTGGAAGGTGTGCTGTGGATCGTGCGTACGGGGTCTCCCTGGCGCGATCTTCCGGAGGTGTTTGGGGACTGGAACAGCGTGTTCCGGCGCTTCAGTCGATGGAGCATCAAGGGTGTTTGGTGGCGGATCTTCGAGGCGATGTCCGATGATCCGGACTTCGAATATCTGATCGTCGATTCCACCATCGTTCGGGCGCATCAGCACGCCGCCGGCGCCAAAAAGGGGGGTCTGAAGATCAAGCGGAAGATCAAGCGATCGGCCGCTCGCGCGGCGGCCTGAGCACCAAGATACATATGGCCGTTCGAGGCTTGGGATGTCCGGTGCGGTTCACGCTCACCGCAGGTCAGAAGGGCGATGCACCGCAAGCCGCCGCATTGATCGAAGGCTTATCCGCCGAGGTCGTCATGGCCGATACGGCCTATGACGCCGATCACTTGCGCCAAGCCATCGCCGCCAAAGGCGCGCTCGCCGTGATCCCCAACAACCCGTCACGCGCGCTCAAATATCCACTCGACAAGCATTTCTATGCCCAGCGTCATCTCGTCGAATGCTGCTTCTCAAAGCTCAAGCAGTTCCGCCGCGTCGCAACCCGCTTCGAAAAAACGGCCCGGAACTACCGGGCCGTCGTCACTCTCGCAGCCATCGTTCTATGGATGCGCTAGTGTCCACACCACCTAGCCCGTCTTATTCGTCAGAGGGCGCCTGAGAGGCTGGCGAGCGTGCTGATGCGGCGTAGGATTCGGTTGCAAAGCCAACCCCATCACCTTCAGCCGCGAACACCACGCCCGCCATGACCGACGATACGATTCTGCCCTTCTCGTTTCCAGCCGTTCACGCCAAGAAAGTCACAGCTGCCTTCGATGGCGGTCGGCTGACCTCGAACGGGGGCGTGATGCTTCTGGCGAGGGCCGAGCGGCGTCTCGGCTTGGCCGACAATTTGGCCCAGGGTGTTCCCGGATCGGCGCGATCCGACGCGGGTCGTGCACAGCCTTGTCGATATGTTCCGCGCGCGCATGTTCGCGATCTGCTGCGGCTACGAGGACGCCGACGACCTCGATCATCTGCGGTCCGATCCCGCATTCAAGCTGGCCTGCGGACGGCTGCCGGACACGGGTCGCGATCTGTGTTCCCAACCGACGCTGTCGCGGCTGGAGAATGCTCCGCGCCTGCGCGACGTGATCCGACTGACCTACACTTTGGTCGACGCATGGATGGATAGCTACCCGCGCGAGCCGGCATCCGTCACGCTTGACATCGATGATACCTGCGATGTCGTCCAGGCCATCAGCAGCTCTCGCTGTTCAACGCTCATTATGACGAACGCTGCTTCCTGCCGATCCACGTCTACGACACGGAGAAGAGCCGGCCCGTGGCGGTCGTGCTGCGGCCCGGCAAGACGCCGGGCGGCGTCGAGGTGCGTGCCCATCTGCGCCGCCTGATACGGCATATCCGGACGCGGTGGCACAACACGCGAATCACGTTCCGTGGCGACGGGCGCTATGCCCGGCCGGAGGCAATGGCGTGGTGCGAGACCAACGGCATCGACTACATCTTCGGTCTGTCCGGCACCAAGCCGCTCGCCAGAAAACTCGACGAGGCCGCCGACGACATCCGCACGCGACGCGCCATCGAGAACCTGCCGGTTCTGCGTGGCTTTAAGAAACCGGCCAAAATGCAAAGCTCGGTGCTTGCTAAGGCACCGAGCGAACGCAAATATCTTCCAATCAGACAATGGGACGACAAGGCGCTATTATTCTAGCACCGTATATCCGTATACATACGGGCTTGTGGCGTTTGCCCATAATACCGGAAAGTTTCGTCGCGCGGCTGTCGCTGATCGGCGGGCGCGGCCAGATCGAGATGACCGAGCACCTGCTGGTGTCGTCCGACTTCGCGGCGATCCGCGCCGAGCTGATGGCGCGCGGCCTCACGCGCCTGGCACGATATCCCGAGGACGAGCCGCGCATCGTGGAGGTCTGGCTGTGAGCCACGAGACCGAAATACTGGAGGAGGCCCTGCAGAAGATCGTGCAGTGGAGCGAAGCCTATCCGCTGAGCGTCTTCCCCGAGCCCGACTGGAAGAAGGCCGCGCAAGTGCTGAAGGCGGCGGGCCTCACGCTAGACAGTATCAGCGCCGCCTGCATGCGCGATGTCGTGCGAGGCGCTGGCGAGATCGCCCGCGCGGCGCTCGCGCAAGCTGCGCGCATCGACCGCGTCGATCACGCGCTGGCGCGGCAGCTGGCCCGCTCGATGCAGCTCAACGCGCAGCTGCATCAGCGCATCAAGGAATTGGAGCAAGGAGCACTAAATGCTTGACCGAGCAGAGATCGAACGCATCGCCACCGAGCTGTCAAAGAAGCTGGCCGATGAGGGCAAGCTGATCGAGCGGGTTGGGCCGGTTACCGCATGCTGGTGCTGCCGCCCGACGCGCCGCAGATTCAGATCGATGAATGCAAGATGGCGTTCATGGCCGAATCGCAGCACCTGTTCCCCAGCATCATCAACATCCTCGATCCGGGCGAAGAGGAGACCGAGGCCAATCTGCACAAGATGGACCTGATCGACAAGGAGCTGCGCGCCTTCGGCCGCGAGATGGCGATGCGGGCCACCACGACGACCAAGGGCTCGGCGTGACTGCTATTCTGGCAGGTCGATCACCTGATGCAAATTGGTGACGCGGTAACCCGCAGGCCGACCGCCGACAAGCTGAACATTCACGTCCACGATGAAGCCCTTCTTGTAAACATTTTCGTCAGCTTCACGGACCTCGTGCTTGATCCTCTGCTCGCCGTCTTTGACGTTGGACTGCTTGAACGTCATCAACATTCGCTGGTGATCCGCAGTGGTGGAAGACTGCAGCAGCAGCTTTTGATCTTCGATCTGTTTCTGGGCCTCCCGCGCTTGAGCAGTGTCGAACACCAGCGCAGCCCTGATCTTTTTTTTGCCGTCCTCAAACGCGACCGCCTGCAAACGGGTCGCTTTACAACACCGATGAGCCGATTGACCGGGATGTGAAGTGGCTTGAGAAGCGAGCAACCGGTAAAAAGGGCGAAAAGATCGGATACCCAACTCAGAAGCCGATGGGTCTGTTGGCGAGAATCATTCGAGCGTCCACGAATGAAGGTGATGTTGTACTAGATGCCTACTGTGGTTGCGGAACAACTGTTGCCGTCGCTCAAGCGCTCAAGCGGAAATGGATCGGGATCGACATCACCTATCAATCCATCTCGCTGATCCTCAAGCGGCTGGAAGAGACGTTCGGCGAGCAAGAGCTAGGCAAGGTCAAGACGGATGGCATTCCGAAGGACATGGCCTCTGCGATTGCGCTTGCAAAGCGCGACGACGATCGCCTGCGCAAGGAATTTGAAAAGTGGGCTGTTCTCACATACACCCGAAATCGCGCAGTCATCAACGAGAAGAAGGGTGCCGATGGCGGCATTGATGGGAGAGCATTCTTCAAGATTGGAAAGACCGACAACGCCAAGATCATTCTCCAGGTGAAGTCCGGCGGCGTTGAGCGGAAAGATGTGGCCACGCTGCACAGCGATATGCTCCCTGAGAAGGCTGCGATGGCCGTCATGATCACGCTTGAAAAGCCGTCCAAGCCGATGCTTGACGAAGCTCGGGCCGTTGGCAAATTTAGACATGAAGACATGGCGCGTGACTACGATACGATCAGCATTGTTCCCGTGATCGATATCGTCGAAAAGGGAAAGACGCTCGACATTCCGATGAGCCTCGAAGTTGTTAAGGCAGCCAAGCGAGCCAATGAAGAGAAGCAGTTAGCCCGTCCTATTCGTGAGAGTGCTTTTTTTAGTCCGATTGATGTGGCCGCACATCTGCTCTGA